CCAATGCAAACAGTAGCACCAACGCCAGCGGCGAGTGTTGTACAAGGTCCGATGAATATGGCTGAAGCAGCCAATGCACTTGCTGGGATGCTCCCCGATGAGGGACAAGAGGAGAGCAGCGAGGCGCAGTTGCCCGATGAGGGCGCGGCGGTAGATGAGGAGTTGCTGACCGATGCAGACGCGGATGGTGACGAAACTGATACCGAACAATCCGAAGAAGATGAGAATTCTGAGGAGGAAGAACAGCCACAAGTCTTCACCGTCAAAGTTGACGGTAAAGAAGTCGAGGTGACGCTGGAGGAACTCCAAAAGGGATATTCAAGGACTCAGGATTACACACGCAAAACGCAGCAAATTGCGGAGGTCAGGAAACAGACCGAGGCAGAGTTGCAGGCGGTGCGTGCCGAGCGCGAGCAGTACGCTCATTTGTTGGGTGCTCTAGAGGCACAGGTTCAGCAGGCAGCGCAGCCAAACATTGACTGGGATCGTCTTTATCAGGATGACCCCATCGAATGGGTAAGGCAGCGCGAGTTGATGCGTGAAAACCAAGAGAAGAACGCGGCCATCCAATCGGAAAAGCAGCGACTCTCTGAGTTGTCACAGCAAGAGCAGAGGCAATATCACGATCAGATGTTGCAACAGGAACAAGAGGCTTTGGCGGCGGCTATCCCTGAGTGGAAAGACCCAAAGAAGGCGGCAGCCGAGAAAGCGATGCTTGTTCAGTTTGGCCAGAAGGCCGGATTCTCACCTGATGAACTGAAGAATGTTGTGGATCACAGGGCGGTTGTATTGCTGCGTAAAGCGGCACTGTATGACCAGATGATGTCCAAGCGTGGACAGATCAAGCCGGTGACGAACAATGGGCCAAGACCTGCCAAGCCTGGCGCAGCAGGGCGAGTCTCCAACAACACAGAAGCGATGCGAGCACAACAGCGTCTAGCAAAAACTGGCCGTGTCGATGACGCGGCTGATGCAATCTTCAAACTTCTGAAATAAGGAAACATCATGACTATCGTAGCAAACACATTCACGACCTACTCTGCAAAGGGTATCCGTGAAGACTTGAGCAATGTCATCACCAACATCGCTCCCGAAGAAACACCGTACCAATCCAACATTGGCCGCGAAACCATTACAAATACTTTGTTTGAGTGGCAGACCGACACATTGGCAGATGCAGCCGCAAATGCTCAGTTGGAAGGTGACGATGTCGGCACATTCGATGCAGTTGTCGCAACTGTTCGTTTGACCAACTACGCTCAGATCGCACGCAAAACCATCGTCTTGTCAAACACTGAAGAAGTGGTTAACAAGGCAGGACGGCGTTCTGAGTTGGCTTATCAGATCGCCAAGCGCGGCTCTGAGTTGAAGCGTGACCAAGAATTCACATTCTTGAATGGTGCAGTTGCTGCCGCTGGTAACACCACCACAGCACGCGCTACTGCCTCTTTGGGTGCGTTTGTCAAGACCAATACCGACAAGCAAACCAACGGCGCTGACCCAAGCTACACCACATTGCCAAACAATGCGCGTAGTGACGGTAATGTGCGTACTTTCACTGAAACCATTCTCAAGAATGTGATTCAGAAAGTATGGACACAAGGCGGCACACCAAAAATCCTGATGGTTGGTCCTGTCAACAAGCAGCGCGTGTCCGGTTTCTCTGGCATTGCATCTTCACGCTTCAACATCAACGGTGGCGAAAAGCCTGCCGTGTTGATCGGTGCAGTTGACATCTATGTCAGCGACTTTGGTAATGTGGCCGTTATCGCTAACCGCTTCCAGCGCGAGCGTGATGGTTGGGTCATTGATCCTGAGTACGCAAAGATGACCGTCCTGCGTCCTTACCAACAATTAGAGTTGGCGAAGACCGGTGACGCTGAGAAGCGTATGTTGTTGATCGAATTCGGCCATAAAGTCTTGGCTGAAAACGCTCACGGCCTTTGCGCTGACTTGTCTACTTCTTAATCGACTGAGAGGAATAGGGGGAGGAGAAATCCTCCCCTTACTTATATGGAAAAACGATTTTTTGATGCAAACCCCGAAAAAGGGATCACGCGCACTTGGCACTACAACGAGGACACTGATGAGGCAACGATTCAGACAACTCAGGATTTGACTGCTGTCATTGAGGCCAACAAGCGCGACTTTGCCACCATCGACAACAAAGCAAACTGGAAGGGTGAATGGCATCATGTTGCCAGCATTCCTGAATCCATTTACTTTCAGTTGAAGGCCGAGGGCAAGATTGATGATCCTGAATATATGAAGCGTTGGCTCAACGACAGTGACAATCAATTTTTCAGAGTAAGACCAGGAAAAGTTTAATGGCAAGACCAAGAATTCCTCTTTCTGAAAAAATAGAAAGAAACATAACCCGAATACCAGAATCTGGTTGCTGGATATGGATGTCCACAATTGAAAAAAGCGGATATGGCAGAGTTTGCTCTGGCAAAAAACCTTTTTATGCACATAGAGTGTCATACGAGCAAAAGCATGGCCCTATACCTAATGGAATGATGGCCTTACATCATTGCGATGTAAAGTGTTGCGTAAATCCAGATCATATTTTTGTAGGAACACAACAAGATAATATGACTGACAAAGTGCGTAAAAATAGACAAGCCAAAGGCATAAATCATGGCAATGCGAAACTAACAGAAGATCAAGTGCGTGAAATTAAATCTAGCTCTGAGACATCTATAAAGTTATCCGCTAAATTTAATTATTCTGCATCAATGATTCGTGCTATTAAAAATGGCTACATATGGAAACATTTGGAGAAAGTATGAAATACATCGCAGTCTGCACGCCAGCGCGTGACATGGTACATACGCAGTACACATACTGTATGGTTAATGCTGTCGCGTATCACACGCTCAACACCACTGACGCTGTGAGCCTCAAGATACTGCAAGGCACGCTGATTCAAAACCAGCGTGCTGATTTGTGTTTGGACGCAATGCGTGAAGGTTGCAGCCATATCCTTTTCATTGACTCCGACATGACTTTCCCGCAGGACATGATTGGCCGATTGCTGGCGCATGATGTGGACATCGTGGCTACAAACTGCGCCAGACGCAGAATGCCGACAGGTCCAACAGCGCAGAACTACGATGAGAACGGCAGGCGCCAACAGGTTTACACCATGCCTGAATCCACCGGATTGGAAGAAGTCGGCTCTGTTGGCACTGGCGTGATGCTAATCAAGCGCGAAGTGTTTCAGGGGATGTCTGAGCCGTGGTTTGATATGCCTTGGCAGTATGAGACTCGCGGCTACATGGGCGAAGATGTCTTCTTCTGCAAGAAGGCGCAGGAGCTGGGCTTCAAGGTGTATATTGACCATGATGTCTCGAAAGAGATCGGACACATTGGCACATTTGAATTCCGACATGAACACACTTGGGTGATGAAAGAACAGCTCGAAAAAGAGGCAGTCTAAATGGCACTGAGCACCTACACAGAATTGAAGACATCGCTGGCCGATTGGCTTAATCGGTCTGATCTGACTTCAGTTATTCCTGACTTCATCAGTCTGGCCGAGGCACAGATTGAGAGACAACTACGCACACGACAGATGATTGTGCGTGCCACTGCATCCTTTGCGGCGGCTGCTGAGTACGGCACAGTGCCTGATGATTTCTTGGAAGCCAAGGCCATCAAGCTCAACACCAATCCAGTGACCAATCTGACATTTCAGACGATTGATGCCATGGATTCATTGTCGAACACCACTTACTTGTCCAGCGGCAAGCCACTGTATTTCAGCGTGGTGGGCAACCAATTCAGACTTTTGCCGATACCTGATGGCGCATACACAGCAGAGCTGGTCTATTACGCAAAATTGACAAAGTTGTCATCGACTGTTGCTACAAACTGGCTGCTGACACAAGCGCCTGATGTTTATTTGTACGGCGCACTTTTACAGGCTGCGCCATACTTGCAAGACGATGCGAGAATCACTGTGTGGTCATCGTTGTATGCCGCTGGTTTAGAGCAGTTGCAGGTTGCTGATGATCGTGGCTCAACCTCTGGCGGCGCAATCTTGGCAAGAGCAAGGACATTCGGATGATGATCACCACCACCAAAGGCAATATGGATGAATCCTTGTTGCACAAGTCTGAGGGTTCGATTGAGAACGACAAAGAGATCATCAGTTGGGTTGAATATCGTTTGGATGACGAACTGGTACACAGATCAGTCCATGTTGTGTTGAAACAAAGTGTCGCAG